GGCGGTGGAGGTGGTGGACGATATAACGGTTCTGCTGGCTCTGGAGGCCCTGGTGGCGGTGGTAATGGTGGTGACGCAGGTCAAGCAGGCGCTACAAACACTGGTGGAGGCGGCGGTGGTCGAGGTCAATCACAAGGTGTTGGAGCAGCTGGAGGATCTGGTATAGTAAAAATTAAATATAAGTTTCAATAAATTATGGCACATTTTGCAAAAATAGATAACGACAATATAGTTTTACAAGTATTAACACTTGATAATGTTAATATGTTAAATGAATCAAATGTAGAAACTGAATCTGTAGGTCAAGCTTATTTAGAACAACATAATAATTGGCCTGCTAATTTATGGATTCAAGCTTCATTTAATACAGTTGAAAATAAACATTTAAATGGTGGAACTCCATTTAGAGGAAACTATCCAGGTATAGGATATATTTGGGATTCTACTAATCAAATTTTTTGGCCACCAAAACCCCATGAATCATGGGTAAAAAATACAACAGATGCAAGATGGCAATCTCCAATTGGAGATGCTCCAGAATTAACCCAAGAACAAAAAGACCAAAATATAGCACAAACGCATTGGTGGGGTTATTATTGGAATGAAACAAACCAAACTTGGGACTTGATTAATAATATAAGTTAGTATATTAATTTCTTCAGAAATTGAAGAATGATTACTCAAGTAATAGATAATTTTTTAAATAAAGAAGAAACAAAGTTTTTAATAAATTACTACAATAGTAATGAAAGTAAAACTTTTGTTTTTGGTAATACACATCCTTTAGATTTACCTGTAAAAAATATAGATCAAGATTTTAATTTTTTAATAAAAAAATTAAATACAAATGCTAAAAAAATAAACAATTCTGAAATTGATTGGTTTCAAATTGTAAGATGGGGTTTATCTACTGGACAACCTTTACATTTTGATTCCGCAAGTAATCAAACAGTTTTATCTTCTATATTATATTTAAATGATGATTTTGAAGGAGGAGAAACTTATTATGAAGATGGTACTTTATTTTCTCCAGTAACTGGCAGAATATTGTATTTTGATGGTAATTATTATAAACATGGTGTAAAACCTATTACGAAAGGAACTAGGTATACAATAGCTACTTGGTATAAAAAAAATGCATATTAATTATTTTTCTAATTATGGATATTTTATAACTGATCTAAGTGAACAGTCTTTAACTGATGTAAAAAAAGAAGTTATTAAAATAAGAAAAAATCCAAATGCAGCAAAATCTATTGCTGATGCTGTTGATGGTCATATAGAAAGTACATACCATCTTAAAGATAGTATCAAAAGTTTAGAACAATTGATATCACCACATTTTATAGCTTATGATAAAAAATTTAATTTTCTTAATGCAAATTATTTAGTATTAAGTGAAGACCTTAAACTTACTATGAATAATGCTTGGGTAAGTTTTCAAAATAAATATGATTTTAGTCCTGCACATAAACACCCTGGTTTAATGAGTTTTGTCATTTGGTTAGATATTCCGTATAATAGAGAAGATGAAATGAAACATTCACCTGGAAAACCAAAAAGAAATAAAGCGGGAGTATTTACTTTTTATTATACAGATGTGTTAGGAAATGTTGAAACTCATGACATTTTACTAGATCAATCATATAAAAATAAAATGATTTTATTTCCTTCAAGAATAAGACATTCTGTATCACCATTTTATAGTAGTAATTCTACTAGAGTTTCAATTGCAGGGAATGTTTTTTATGAGGTAGAAAAATAATATGAATCTTTTAAAGAAAAAAATTATTATTAGATTAAAACAATACTTACTGGAGAAATTAACATGATAGATAAAATAGTATTATCAGAACAAGCTTTAATATATGGACTAGTAGAAATGCCTAAAGGTTTTGAAATAAATAGAGATCAATTAATTGTAGATATATATAGTTCTTTATACACTAAAGAAAAATTTCCATTTTCTAAAAATTGGGATAAATTAAATACTTACGTTCGTGATTATGTAAATCTTAAATATCAATTAACATTACTTAACCAACATACAAACGGTCATGTATTTAAACCAGGTTATGTGTCTGAACCTTTAATAGAAGCGGATTTGAATAATTTAAAACACTCACCTGATTTTACTTTATTTTATGGAATTAAAGTTGAAAAATGTTTTTTTAGAATTTATTACGATGATAATAGAATTAAAAATAAACATTGGGATGTTGAATTAAAAGATAACCAGTTTATTATTTTTCCATCTACTAATATTTATACAATTCATAATAAACAAAACTATAATTTAAATTATATACAAAAGATTAATTTTATTAAAGAATAGTTATGGTTTTAAATAATTATTACTGGTATTTTAAATCTGCCTTACCTTTGAAATTATGTGACGACATTATTCAACATGGTATAAATCAAAAAGAGATGATGGCAAAGACGGGTGGATATGACACTGATGAGTTGAATGAAGAACAGGTTAGTAATTTAAAAAAACAAAGAGATTCTAACATTGTTTGGATGAACGATCTTTGGATATATAGAGCGTTACAGCCTTATATATATGAAGCAAATAAAAACGCAGGTTGGAATTTTGAATGGGATATAAGTGAATCCTGTCAGTTTACAAAATATAAATTAAATCAATTTTATCATTGGCATTGTGATACTTGGGACAAACCTTATGATAAACCTGGAACTTTAGATCATGGTAAAATAAGAAAACTATCTATGACTTGTCAGCTTTCGGATGGATCAGAATATGAAGGTGGTGAATTAGAATTTGATTTTAGAAATTATGAACCCAATAAAAGAAATGAAGCTTATCACCAAGTACAGTGTAAAGAAATTTTACCAAAAGGCTCTATAGTTGTATTTCCATCGTTTGTATGGCATAGAGTTAAGCCTGTTACGAAAGGAGTAAGATATTCATTGGTTATGTGGAATCTTGGATATCCGTTTAGATAAAATGTTAATTCCTACTTTAGTACATGATAATTTTTTTAGAAATCCTGAAGAAGTTGTTAACTATGCAAAGCAACTAGATTATTTACCTGATAATGAAGGTCGTTGGCCAGGAGAAAGAAGTTTACCTTTACATGAGATTAATAAAAATTTATTTGAATTTACAACAACAAAAATAACAAAACTATTATGGCCTACTAGTTATCAAGATATTTACTTTAGTGCTTATTCTACTTTTCAACGTATATCAAAAGATTATATAAATCCTGGTTGGGTTCATCAAGATTTAGAAACACTTACTGCTATTATTTATTTATCAAAACACACACAATGTGGAACGTCAATGTTTGAACCTAAAAATTTTAGTACTGTTAAAAATACAAAGTATAAAAAAGAAATATATTATAAAAAAGACTTTAAAAATGAAAATAAATACGTATCAGAAAACAATATTAATTTTGAAGAAACAATTTCAATAAACTCTAAATATAATAGAATTCTTATTTTTGATAGCAGACAATTTCATGCTGCACAAAAATTTATTGAAAAAGATATAAACGAAGACCGTCTAACTTTAATTACATTTTTTACAAATATTTATGGTACTGGTTTAAAATGGCACGGTCCAGAATGTAATAGGAGTTAAAATGTCTTTTAAAGTAAAGAAATATCAAGTAATAAAAAAAGCAATTAGTAAAGATTTAGCAGTATTTATTGCTAATTATTTTTCAGTGAAAAAACAAGTTTATGATACTTGTATAAAAGCTAGGTATTTATCTCCTTTTGAAAAAGTTTTAGGTCATTACGAACAAGCCCATGAACAAATTCCAAACAGTTATTGTTCTTATTCTGATATAGTTATGGAAACTTTAATGTTAAAATGTCAACCTATCATGGAAAAAACAACAGAATTAAAATTATATCCTGCATACACTTATGCAAGAATTTATAAAAAAGGCGATGAACTTAAAAGACATAAAGATAGATTTAGTTGTGAGATATCAACTACAATGAATTTAGGAGGCGATGATTGGCCAATATATCTTGAACCTTCTGGCGAAGAAGGATTAAAAGGTATTAAAGTAAATTTAAAACCTGGAGACATGTTAGTGTACTCTGGTTGTGAATTAGAACACTGGAGAGAACCATTTGAAGGTGACGAATGTGTGCAAGTTTTTTTACATTATAATAATTCAAAAACTCCTGGAGCAGATGAAAATATATATGATACACGACCTCATATAGGTTTGCCTGATTGGTTTAAAGGTAAATGAAATTTGAAGATCAATTAATTGATATAAAATATGCTAATAAAAAACAAGTTCAACAAGAACATTGGCATATTGAAGGTTTACTTAAATTAAAATCAAACCAAAAATATAAATTTGATATAAGTCCTATAATAAAATTTGAACAAGAAGATTATGGTAAAATTGGTCATTTTAAATCTAAAGCAGATAAAATTGTATTTGATTTTCAAAATACATGGATATTAATAGATACTGAGGAATTACACGAATATATCGAGGCTAATAACATTAAAGATGTAGACTTAAATGTGTTGTTAAAAGAACTTTCTTGGAATATAATAATAGATAAGTAATATTAAATAAGCTGTATTTTATATAGTTCTTGTGTATAATTGAGGTATGCTACAAAAATTAAATTTCAAGCCTGGTTTTAACAAAATGGTCACGGATTCCGGAGCCGAGTCTCAATGGGTCGATGGTGATTTTGTTAGATTTAGATACGGACTTCCTGAAAAAATAGGAGGTTGGTCTCAATTAACTAATTCTAATAATACCTTACCAGGTGTAGCACGTGCACAGCATGATTTTACATCTATTGCCGGTGAAAAATATGTAGCAATCGGGACATCTCAAGGTTTATTTTTATACTATGCAGGTGAGTTTTATGACATTACACCATTAGATAATGATGTTATTACTGGAGCAACCTTTGATGCAACAACAGGTTCTGCAACCATTACAGTTAATAAAACATCTCATGGTTTATTAGATGGAAGATATATAACTTTTTCTTCTGTCACTGTGCCAACAGGTTCTGGTTATGCAACATCAGATTTTGAAAATAATACTTTTGAAGTATTGAATAAAACTGCAAATACATTTGAGATTGTTATGCCTTCTACTTCAGCAGGCACTACTTCAGGAACAGGTTCAGCACAAATTGATCCATATGTAGTGGTAGGTCCAACTTTTCAAACCGCAGGTTTTGGTTGGGGTACAGATACCTGGAGCTCAAGTACATGGGGTACGGAAAGTTCAACTAGCAACGTAATTTTGGATCCAGGGCTCTGGAGTCTTGATAACTTTGGTCAAATATTAATTGCAACTATTCATAATGGTGAAACATTTACTTGGAATGCAGGAGCTGCATCTCCTAGAGCTAACAGAGCAACTCTTATGTCTGGTGCTCCTACTAAAACAATTATGACACAAGTGTCCGATAGAGATAGACATTTATTTCATTTTGGAACTGAAACAACGATTGGAGATAGCACAACTCAAGACCCAATGTTTATAAGATTTTCAAATCAAGAAGATTATAATACTTATCAACCAACAGCAACGAATACTGCAGGAACTTTTAGACTTGATAAAGGTAATGAAATTGTTGGAGCAGTATCGGGAAAAGATTATACATTAGTACTAACAGATACTTCAGCATATGTTATTCAATATGTGGGTCCACCTTTTACTTTTTCAGTTAGACAAGTAGGTACTAACTGTGGATTAATAGGTCAAAACGCATTAAGTTATTCTAATGGTATTGTGTTTTGGATGTCTGGTGAAGGTGGA